AGTATGTAACATACCTATAGCTCTCATAGCCGCACATGTACCACCAGTAATTAGTGTAGCACCTACAGGTAAACCTATATCTTCTCTTATCTTTACTTGATTATTTTTTATTGCATGTTTTCTATCTTCTTCATCTCTTAGAGATTCTGTAAATGCATGCCAACCCCATATGTCTGCCTTCTTATCTATAAGATAATTAGTAACAGAAGGGTCTGTCATAGATGCAACTAAAAATTTAGTATCTTCATCAAGGTCTTTTAATAAATCTTTTCTTTTAACACCATGTGTACTTTCACCTTCTATAGAACGTGGGTCTAATAGTATGCATGCATCTGGTTTAATATTATTAGCTATAAGACCAGGATAAGCATGCTTTACACACATAACCAAAGCTCTTGGGTGTTTATCTAAAACACTTTCTAACTCTTTATAATCTATGTTAGGGCCACCAGATACAATAATAGCATGGTCATTATGTGTTCTACATTTTTGTATAAATTTATCCTTTGGTATTAACTTCATGTTATCTTTGATATTGTTACGAATATAATCTTTAGGTACACAATCTCTAGGATTAACTACAATAGGAACTCTTTGTAAATCTGCTGGTATATTAGGTAAATTTTTATCACTTAACACTATCATAAAATGTGTAAATCCACCATCTTTTACTCTATCACCGGAAGGTAATACATGTTTGCGAATGTCTTTATTACCTTTTAATTTTTCCCATACTTTATTAACACCACAGTATGCATCATTAGGTGCCATCTTATCATCATCTTCTCTAAAATAATGGTCAAGCATTACAATAGGTGACTGCTTTACACAATCATAATCATGAGCTACAGTTTTAATACTATTACCACCACCAATAAGTGCCATATCAAACCAGGCACTTTGGTCTTTTAATATATCTCTTGTGTTACCTTTGTGTAATTCAAATAGAAAAGTTTTATTTTTATTTTCTTTCATATGCTCTGCAAATTCTTTTAATCTTTGTTGAACTGCAGACATTTTATTATGTGCCTTTGCATTAAACTCTTCATGGTCTGTTTCAATAGTAGCATCTTCAAATAAATCATAACCATGATAAGTAAATGTATCAGTGTAATCAAAAGCAGTTAGTGCCATCTCTATAGCTCTACCACCATTCCATGTGCCAGTTTCTATCACAGTTTTAGGTTTGTATTGTTTCATTATCTGTGATATCTGTTGATATCTATTAGGTTTAATATCAGGAGCAACATTATCTGATAAAGGAAAAGCTCTTTCACCATTACCTTTTCTTATAGCTACTTTAGAAAAGTCTGGTCTACCGGCAAAATGATAAAAGAAATCATTCATAGCACTTATCTGTTCTACTTTCATACCATGTGCTTGATAGATAGTTAATAATCTGGATAGAATATAATAATCATGCCACTCTCTATACTTAATCATTTCACCTAGTATATATGCACCACGTAAATCTGCGAGTATATCTACAGTAGGTTGCTTATCTAAATTAAAAGCCATAAAAAAAGGCTCATCAGGATTATAAACTATATCTGCTTTATCATTTAACATAGATAAAACATCTTGTTTAGTTAATCTCTTTTTTAAATAAGAGTCAGCATCAATCCATATTAACCAACCTGCTTCTTTACTTTTTTCTGCTAAATTAAATGCCATCTCTGTTAAGGCAAATACTTTATGTGACCACTTCAATGCATCTAACTTTTCATTATATGGTATCTTACCTTCTTCTGTACCATCATGCTCTGCATATCTTTTTATAAAGTCTTCATGGTCTTTTATATCATGTAAACTTTTATAAGTATAATCTGGTAAAGAATAGGCATCAATTTTACAGTCATGATAATAAGCAGTAAAATTAATACTTGTATCTAAATTTTCTTTTGTTGAATTTAATAAATGTATCGCAGTATCTTTTAATATTGTCTCACTAAAAGATGTAACAATATTAATTTGCTTCTTTGTAGATTCCAAAATTTTTCTCCAATGTTTCCAATGCTTCTTCAGCTTCTGATAATTCTTTAATTAATACAATACAATCTTCTACTATCTTAGGATGTTCTCCAATCGCAACAGGCTTTTGAAATGCCAAATCAAGTTGATATAATGCTTTATTTGCTTGACCTTTATAATGACACTTCAATGACATGTATAAACTATTTGTTAATTCTCTCATTGTATTAAATAATCCTTTTCTCTTGGTATAATACCTTTCATTTGTAACCATCTAGCATCTTCACACCACTTCACAGCATATCTGCCTTCAGTAGTTCCTCTAGGCTTCCATTTAGCAAACCAAGGCCCACCTGTTGTAAAGTGAACAATCTTTGGTTTCATATCTTCTGGTGAATGTCCATCAAGCCAGTTCCATTCTTCAGGTATTTGGCCTATGTCTGCCTCTTCATCAGGCAACCATTTAAATGTATGTAACCATCTACCTTTTTCTGTATTAATAGCATCAATACTTAACTTATCTAAATAGTGATGTTCATTATTAAACATCATAAGACTAGACCAGTTCTTCATGTTATAAGGTTCTTGTGCTTGACCATCCATTTTTACACCTTTTTCTGGTGCATATTTATGGTGTACTGCCCACACAGGATAATAATTATCTCTACACATATCAAATAGTTCTGTGATATCTCCATAACAATACATATCACAATCCATATACAAAGATAAACCAGTATATAAACTTAAATGTGGTACAAGAAATCTAGTAAAACTAAAATCAGTAGAGAAAGGCCTACCATCTATTTCATCATACTGTTGATTACCTATACTGTTTGACTTTCTTCTAAACATTCCATTTTTAATTAATGCATCTTTTTTAAGAGGCACTATTCTTACAGGATTCTTAGCACGTATTTCTATAGAGAACTTTAATACTTCGTAGGCCGCATGCTCTCTTGGGTCATAACCAATATATACTGTATCCATATCATTTCTAATCTTCATATTCATTTACCTTGTCCTTTATATTTTTTATAGTTTCTACGTTTATGTTTATTTTTTGGTCTAGTCCTATTGGACTTACCTATAGAAGTAATCTTTTTAAAAAAACTTCTTAGTCTTTTTCCTGCTCCTACTACTGCTCTTGCCATATAAACATTATAACATAATTAAAAAAATAATGCAACAAAAAAATTATATAGCATTTAGTATATTAACTATTAATAATAAACATATCACTATAACAATAAAGTCAAGCATATATTAAATATCAACTAACTCACATGAACCTGCAGTGCATGCCAACTCCTGTGAACCTCTAGTGTTGTCTTCTTTTTCAAAGTCTTGTAATTTAGACCAATCTATTTTCTCAGGCATCTTAGATTGTAAAGATTCAAACTGTTCTTTATCTATATCTTGATAAGGTGCTTGTTGATAAGTGTGGTCTGAGAAAGGTAAGAAAGATACACCAGAAAGATAATCAAAATTATCCCAGCACCAATTACCTACATTTACCCATTCACTTTCTTTTACTGATATAGTTACAGAAGGTTTATGCTCACACCAATGTTGTGCGTATAGTTTCCATATCTCTAGTTGCTCAATAGCTGACATATCATTTCTGTATATAGCAGTGTTAGAACAACTCATAGGAAAAGAAAATACTGTAGTGTGGTCTGGTTTCATTACATCAGGTTCGTTTGGTATACCTTGCTCTTTCATAAACTCTGTTAGTGGGTCTTTGTTATCTCCTCTAACTGTACGAATATAATAAGGATTATGTCTTGCATGAATACCACTAGCACTGTCAACTAATTGACTAACTGTGCCGGAAGGTTTGACACATGTAATAGCTGTTGATTGTGGTATTCCTAATTTATCTGACCACTCTTTATTTGTTACAACAGCTTTGTTTCTCATACTTTGTAATATCTCTGGTAATCTTTCTCTTCTTCTATTTATAATAGAGTTATCCATAATACCTGTAAGAGATACACCTAATAATCTTTCTTCTTCTGTATTAGTTTGCCATCTCTTTCTTAGATAACCAAAGTCTGTAAGTGTAGCTTGTATTGTTCCTAGTATAGTGGCAACTTCTATCTTATCATGTAGTGTGGCCTCAGTATCCATAGGTCTTACAACTACCTCTGTAAGATTACAAAACTGATTAGGTCTTAATATAATTTCACTACAAGGATTAGTACCAAAATCCCAATCAGCATTACGTCTACCATTTTCTCTAGCTTTTTCTTGTGCTGAAACTCTGTTGAATATACCTCTTTCACCAGACTTACTTTCATATAAGGCCAACCACTCCTTCATAAAAATACCTGCATCCGGTTTTTCAGTATAAACAACAGAGTTATTTGCCAGTGCTCTTTCAGGGTTTGTGTCCCACCATGCACCAGATTTGGCAACTCTTAATCTTTGGTCCGAGAGATTACTCAAAGATATTAGAGCTGACCTACGTACACCACCAACAACCACTACTTCACCAGTCTTGCACGCAATATCGTGACACTCCATAGTATTTAATTTTCTACCTCTAGCACCTTTAAACTTTTCAATAACAAAATCAAAAAGATTAACTAAAGGCTGTGGGCCACTTGCTCTACCACCAAATGTTTTTAATCTTTCTCCTGCTGGTCTTACTTTGCTAACATTTATCTTCGGTATTCTACAAGTATAAAGATAAGATATTAAATCTTTAAATCCTCTGGCCCAACCTTCTTTTGAGTCTGCAACAGAAACAACATCATCTGTCTTCTCAAACTCTCTGTCTGGAATAGTAGGTAACTTATCTACATACTGTCTTTCAACAGAAAAACCTACACCTGTGCCATTCATTAATATATAAAGTATTTCATCAAATGCTTTTGGATTATCAATAGGAATATAAGAACAATTATAACCAGCAATGTTTTCTCTCTCTAATGCTGTGCCGGCAGTCATCAATGCTCTCATAGAAGGCATAACCGAAAGACCAATAATATAATCTTCTATCTTTCTCCATGTCTCACTGTCTATTTCTACACCTAAATTTTTCTTTAAATGTATCTGCATAAAATTACTTAACCTGGATACTGTTTCAATCCATGTCTCTCTTCTTCTCTCATCAGGCAACCATCTAGAATATCTAGACAGATGTATAAAACTTTGATATTCGGTTGGTAAATAGTTATTCATCCTTGTAATCCCTTTCTAAAATCATTTCACAATAATGTATTGCTTTTAATATATCATTTTTTCCACCTTTTCTTCTACTTCTTGTAATATATTTAATTACATTACCTTCAGAATAAGTTAAGTTATTAGCTTCAATATATTCTATAGGTTGTATCTTACAATCTTTATAATGATTACCACCTATTTGTTTTAATGTAGCTCTCATTGCTTGTTTCTTTAAATTTGTTTTTGTAAAACCTTTTTCTTTTACAGTGTCTTTAATAGCTTCATCCATCATACCCATGTTTGCTTGCTCCTCATAATTTATCATATCTTGATATAGTGTATCAAAATGTTGTTTATATGTCAAATCTTTTTTCTTTGTCATTTTCGCCTCTTAAAACGTTTCTTATTCTTTTTCTTAAAAAATCTTTATTGTCTGCATTCATAACCTTGTACGCAAATGACCTAGCTTTATTTGGTTGCACTCCTGCCATTTGACAAACTGAATGAAAGTTTCTACACGTTACTCCAACACTTGTAAAAAACCAAGACTCTGCTCTAGATTTATTTACTTTGTCTTGTGGTGTAATAACATTCTTTGACACATCTAATAATGCCTGAAGTATTACAGACAAAAATAGTTTTCTTTCAGAGCTCTGTGGTTCTGAATAAAAAATATTTTCTATCTGTATTATATCAGGTTCGTCTTTCACTTTACTTCTTCTACATTCGGTTCTTTCTCAATGTGTGTGAGATATCTTTGCCCAGTCGAATACTTAAAAACACGAAGTCCCTTACCATCATTAGCATCACTCCAACAATCATGCTTATAATTGCAATAAACACAACCAGTATCGAGCCTATAGTTACCAGACTTTCCATCAGGAATTGCTTGATAACATTTGTCTGGTGGTACATCTGACTTAACAACTTTTTTAATCTTGCGTATTCTATCTTTTGCATTTATCATCTCCAATGAATGTACTCTTGTATAACATAGCTCACCTGTAGATTTATTAATAACTAAGAACCCAGCCTCTTCTACACCATTTCCTTCGGCATATGCAGATATCTGTGGTATGTAACCAAATGGGTCATCTTTTAACAAGTTATTATTTTTAAACTTATTGTAACCTCTACCAGAAGCACTCTTACAATCTACTAAAACTCCATCAATAAAACAATCTTGATGTCCTTTGACTCCCTCTACTACAACTTGTTTTTGTTGTTGTGTTACCTTATGGCCAGATATTGAAGCCATCATAATTAATAGCTCTTCTAATATGTAGCCATAAAGAAATTTAATTCTAGTGCTAGGTGCTAAAGGTTTATTATGTGGCTTTTTAAAATCATACCACAACTGCCTATCAGGTCTACCTATTGTTGATAATCGTAACCTAGGTTTATCTTGAGGCATTTGTTTTAAGAAATCTTTTACATGTATCTTAACAGTTTTAGCGAATGTGTCTATACATTTATCTACTTCTTTTTCAGTAAGTGCCTCATTCTTTTTTTCGAATAAATTATATATGTCTTCTACTAATGTATCTATTTTTTTCATAGTGTTTCGTGAGAGCTCTGCGTGTGTAAGACAAAGCTCTCACTATTCCTTATTAAGAGGCAAAAGGAATTTTTTCATCACCTGATTTATCAGATGAATAACCATCAGGGACAACATCAAAGTCATCCTCTTTATTGTAAGGTATGAGCTCAACAACCTGAACTTTTTTAAGGTCTGCTGACCTACCTGTTCCAAAAGTATTCTTCCAAGTATACGGCTGATATAAAACATTTACTTTAGAACCATTTGCAACTAAGTCTTTCATAGGTTTTTTTTGTGCATCAACTACTTCAGGTTTATCATTATCCACTGTAATCTTTGGGCCATTAGGCTCATCTGGATTTTCAAGAACTTTCTTTGTAGTTTTCCTTTCAATAGTAACAAAGTCACCTTTCTCGTCACCTTTATTTTTAACAGTTAAACCATCTTTTTCTGCGATAGCTTTGTTTTCAGCATCAAGGTTACCCACATTTATACTCCATCTGTGAGGTTCAAACTTTGTGTTAGGGCTTTGTATGCTAGCCCAATAAGCAGTTCCACTAATTACACTCATGCGTGTATTCTCCTTTTTTGGTTAATAAAATTATATTATATCATAGTTTATTATTTACTGTCAACACTTTTTTTAATTATAGTTTGAGAAAAAAGATTCTGTATATTTATTAAATACATTTTAGATGCATTGTGGTCTCCACCAGATACACTCCTAACTTGATTAGAATTAATAGATGCATTAATAATTTTCTTTAACATCTTAGTTTCAAATACTAATGTGCCAAACACTTCATCTCCTACACATAAATTATGAAACCAGTAATCTGAATCAGTGGCATTGATACCACTAGGTTTTCCATAGCTTTCATATTCGATAGCTATGTTACCTGTCTTTAACCACATACCTCTTTCAGATTTTACTTCTATCTTTTTATCTTGTAGCATATCGGCCACAATTTTTTCTCTTACCTGACCATATTGTAAATCTATGTCAAACTTTTTTCTATCTTCTGTCTTTGGCTCTAATGAGTTTCTGCCCATGTTGTACCTACCTTGTAATCGTTATCTAAAGGACATCTTAATTTTAATAAGTTCTCCGTTTCTTTTATAGC